GATAAATACGATATTTTTAGATTCCACGGCGGTCCACGATGTTCTCATAAATGGCAGCGTGTTACTATGATGTTAGATTTAAACAAAATGGAAAACGGTTACGAAGAAATTGGAACTAGAGCAGCAGAAATAAAAGGTTTTAAAGTAACTAATCCTTTTGAAGTAAGCATTTATCCAAAAAACTTACCTTTAAAAGGATTCAGTCCTAACAACAAAAATTTACCTTCAGACGTTAAATAGACATGGCAGAAGCATTACTTATAAACAGAACGGATTTAGTTAAGCATACAAGCCTTAACGGAAATATTGACACAGATACTTTCATTCAGTATGTGAAAATCGCACAAGAAATTCACATAGCCAATTATTTGGGTACTGATTTATTCAACAAGTTAAAAGCTGATATCGTAGCGAACACTTTAAGTGGAAACTATTTGACTTTATTAACTACTTATGTTAAACCAATGCTTATTCATTGGTCAATGGTAGAATGGTTACCATTTGCGAGTTACACAATTAACGGAAAAGGTATATTCAAACATAGTTCGGAAAACGCTACTAATGTCGAAAAAAATGAAATAGATTTTTTAATTGATAAAGAAACAAGTTTGGCACAACACTATACAGAAAGGTTTGTAAGGTATATGAGTTTTAATCAAACTTCGTTCCCTGAATACAATAGTAATTCAAACGATGACACTTTTCCAGACCATGACACAAATTTCACTAGTTGGTTAATATGAAAAAAGAAGCTAAAAATAACAACCTAAAAAAGTTAACGTTATTATTAAAGAAGTTAGAACAAAATGAGCAATCAAAGAATAAGTGAATTAACAACAAGTAGCGTTCCAATTAAGGCGACTGATTACGTAGAGGTTTCAGTTTACAACGGTGCGACATACGATAGTAGAAAGGTTAATTCTGAATATTTAAAACCTTATAAAGTTTACACTGCTTTAATGGGGCAAATCGGGACGGCTGCACCTACTGCAACGGTTTTAGAGAATACAATTGGCTCAATCGTTTGGACACGAACTTCAGCGGGAAGCTACAAAGGAACGTTAACGGGTGCATTTACTTCAGCTAAAACAGTTGGGTTTTTAACGCTTAATTATATAGGGGATGACAATACTGTACAATGTGGGAGAGTTTCAGCAAATGAATTTAATATTACTACACTTAACTCATTAAGCACCCCAACTGATACCGTATTAAGTGATGCAAGTTTAGAAATTAGAGTTTACCAATAAAATATAAAATAAAATGAGTTTACCAAACATAGACAAATTAGTAGCAAGTAAAGGGGTTTACATTTGCAACGATACAACAGCAGTAACTAAAACAATTGCGGGAATTTTAGTATTAGAAGATACAGTATTTGCTGCTATTCGTGTAGCGGGTACAGATGTTAAATCTAGTTATATTTCAACTCCTGCAACTGCAGTAAAAGCGGGGGCGTATATTACGGGTTTAGGTGTACTGTTTAGCGGTGTAACGTTAACAGGTGGTTCAGTTGCTTTAGTTTTAGGATAGATGTACGGAGTAGGATTTGGATATGGTGCAATCGGTGCAACTACAACAAGAAGTGGTGGTGCGGC